CTGTTTCCCACGACAAACTCTTTTGGAAGATATCGGGGATCAGCGTCGAAAGACCGTAGGCGTTGTCTTCGAGTAAAGAAATCGAAAACGTGCCGTAGGCCCAGACTTCGTTGACATTAATCGTCACATTTTCAATCGCGAGATTGGCCGATTGATCGGTCGGGCTGGAAGGCGTTTCAGTGCCCCACTCAACGGTGACAGGCGAGGCCACCTGAAATGGCACGAGCGTTGAGCCGCCAGCGGTGGTGGTCGATTTTACGCGTGGAAAACGCGTTTCGTAGGCGGTGGTCGGGATCGTGCGGACCGCGTCTTGCAACATCCCTGCCGTGGGCGGGTTCATAATCAGTTCCGACCACTGGATCGGGACCAATGCACCACCGATACCGGCGTTGCCGATCGTACCCTGTTCCGTGAAGGCTTTTCGGAGGATTTCGCCAGAGCCGAAAACATCACGTCCACCGGACCGCATGTACTTCAGGACTTCGCGTTTGTAAGCCGGTGTACAAGCCTTTTCGATGGTGTCAATCGAGTAACCATCGGCAAGATAAGCCTCAATCGTTGCGCCTTTTGGCTCGATTTCGGGCTGGTAAGCCTTGTTTGCAAGATTCACTTTGTACCCACCAGCGACCATGCCAGGCTGCGCCGTGTAGCCAGCTGGAGTGCCCTTGACATCGTAGGCCGATGCGGGTCGATTGGTGGCAGGAACTTGTGTCTCCCATGCGTTATGGGCGGTGACGCTGGCTTGCAACTGGGTGCGGGAGGCGTCGATGTCCTGTGACTTGGTGATAGCGGCACGGTTCGCAACTAGTCGCGACTGTACCGATGTCATTTCAGCCGCTTCTTCGGCGGTGTAATTGGTTTTGGCGAGGAGTTCCGAAGCACGTGCCGAGAGGCTGGTGGCTTCGGATTGTAGTGCAGCGATCTCGGAATTAAGCATGGTCGGTATACCTTTTCGCCGGGCTAAGTTAAGTCTGCGGCCTGCCCGTAAGAGCCGCAGATAATCATGTAACTACATTATCACTTAATCTGGTCACAACGCAAGTGCAGGTGCCGTGTCAGGCGTGATCGTTGCAATAGCAGAGACACTGTAGGCATCAAAGCCCCAGCCTTCGATGTTTTTTTCGCATAGCCACGCACGTCCATTCTGACCCCATCGCGTGCCCCAACTATTCTGCCACCGGATCAACCATTGCCCATCGCTGGCCCGCTTCATCCCTAGTCCGCCCATCACAGCGTGATTGTGCGAGCCTGAGCGGTTCGATGGGCAACCGTTCGCGTCGAGTGCGTTGAAACCGGAATTGACTGGAACGCTGAAATTGAACGGTCGCCTGAGTTGAGTTGCAATACACAGATCCTGCCAAGTCAAAAGCGTGGTACCGATTTCAATCTTGAACCGTTTGCAATCGTTGCGTGCCTGTTGCTTGACTGACGATGGGTTGATCGTGCCGAATGGAACCAGTGAATTCTCGCAAGTGCCTGACCTTTCAAGTAGTTGGAGTGCCTCTGCAATGCTTGATCCGGTATCCCAACCACGGCACAGGTCGGCATAAATCAGCCAGGGTGATAGGTCGATATGAGGTTGACCGGCAATCCAGCGAGCCACTTCCAGCGATGTGGCTGCGGCGTGACCGTTGCACGCGCCAAACTGGCCTTGATCTTTGATCTTGATTGGGAAGTTTGGTGATGTAGTCAGGTCGAATTCCACCCATTCGCTTGGCAGGATGGCCGGGAGTGGCTGCGAGCCGAGTTTGAGACTGATCGACGGTGGGCGGTTGCCCATGCCCCGCCAATCGTTCCCGAAACACGGGAATAGTTCGGGGACGCTCATTTGATCGCCTCCAGTATCGCCATGATATCGGCAAGATTGGCGGGTCGAATCGTCTTGACCAGTTTGCCGTTTGCGTCCTGCAATATCACGCAAGGCGTGCCGGTGGATTGTAGCGACGCACGAAATCCAAGCGTGTCAACGTCCGATTCGGTGGAGAGATAGGATCGGTAGTTTATCGCCTTGCGTTCGACTTCTGTTCTGAGAGCGGAATCGGTCCGCCATGCCGCTTGATCGGGGTTGTCTGTGTCAACGATCACACTCAGCCACTTGACGCCCGTGAGCGTGTCAGGGATCGGTATCGGGATCGGTCGTGGTTGTGGTCGCGGCTCGTCACCGGATCGCAGAATCAACACTGACCCGGACTGTTTGCCGACTAGAAACGTGTTGCCGCCATCGACAAAGATCCATGACGACTCGGACATGGCGGGAAGGCTTGTCGCCTGCCCCGTGTCTGCCATGACTGGCATGGCGGATAGCGATATCAGCAGCGAGATGAACGGTTTGAGCATGATTCCTGCCAATATCAAGAGGGTTAGTTTATAGACCCAACCGACTTTTTAAGGCGGTCAATAACTCAAGGTGAGCCGCCTTTCTGATTTGAGCCTTTTCGTCTTCGGACCGCATAGCGGCTTCTGCGAGTTTAGCGTTCGCGGCTGAAACCACTTGATCTATTGCTGCGAGGATTTCAGGGTCCATTTTTATTCCCCCTTGTAAACGGCGTGCATTTGTGACTTCTGCCCGTCAATCAATTCTCCGAGATCATCTGTGGAGATCGTGCCTGGCTCGCCAGAATCGAGCGTGTCAGCTATCTGGCGCAGCAGTGCTGGTAACACTGACTGGATCAATGGCACGGCTATCAGCTTGATGATCGGCCAAAGGAGAACGAATGGGATCACGGGGAACCCCATTTTATTTCGCTCATCGGTTGATGTGGTTGGTGTCATTTGCATTTCCCGCCGCAGCAGGTTGTGATGGGGCGGTATCGCCAGTGTTTTGGCATCTGCCAGTCATAAGTCTTTTTTGTCGTGTCGTAATAAGCCAGCCAAAGCGGTCGGCAGTTTACAACAGTCACGGTGGTGGCAACTACCGAGGAATCCTTAGTAGTTGGTGGACACTGACCGTTCTGGCACGCTTGAGCGGTCACGAAAAAGAGTTCTGCGAGCATGGTGTGAACCTTGATTTAAAGGGATAATGAGGATGTTCCCGAAACAGATTTCGGGAACATCACGAAGTCAGGGCGTGTCGTCTGCGTCCGAAATGTTTTCGGATTTGTATCGCTCATGACTGAACTTGTCATGGCCGATCTGTTTTAATTTGAACTCCATCTGGAGTTTCTCGCGTTTCAAAGCAATCGTGTCGCCACGGTGCTTGATGAGGGCTTTAACCTGTATCCAGCCAACATAGCCAGCGATGACGCCGGGGATGGCCGATATTATCACGTGCATGGTCGTAACCTCCGGTGGTGCAACAGCCTCAGCGAGGCTGTAACCGGAATATACGAACCAAAACGGGATCGCGATAACAGTTCCATCCCAGATACTTGTTGTCGGCGCCGGTTGCATTGGTGATTAGCTCAACGAGGGTGGGAGTTTATCGCCTGAAGCGAGGTAACGTGCAATTTGAGCAATTGCAAATGTGATTGCAATTCCAAGAGGTGCGAGCGAGTCCACAATTCGGGGCAGGTCCGTCTGGATCACACCCACGGCTGTGATGGCTCCAGTGATGATCGCCGTCAAAATCGTCGAACGTGCTTGGTCGTAGTTGACTTGACCCAAAACGTCTTTAATCACGTTATTCACCTTTCGTTTGCGGTTTCTTCTTGCGAAACTCCCAAGGTGGTTGCACATTGGGATCTGACCACAAGCCCCGTCTGGCTGTCTTGGCTTGTGCCTGAGCGGATTGTAATTGCGTGTCGTGCTTGGCGTACTGCTCGTACCAGTGGGCCATGCCAGTTTCGACCATCGTCAGACTGGCATCTTTACCACCGATTTCAACTCTCGCCAGCAGTCGCCCGTAACGGTCTTTTTTGCCCGGTTTGATGGTGACGGTTTGGCCGAACACCAAGCCCGACATGGCTTGTTTACTGGCCTGTCCGAACGGTTGTTTCAATTCTGGCGAGTCGATGCCGTCCAGCCTGATCTTAATTGTTTCGTCGGTTCGCACGGTGATCGTGTCACCATCGTAAACGGCTACCACCTTGGCTTCAAAGGGTGGGGCGAACGTGAGCAGGAGCGTGGCGAGTAGGGTGATCATGTGGCGTTCCCGTTTGGTGGTGCTGGTGTGTCTGTCCACAATTCCAATCCACAAGCCGAGATGAACGCATCAAAGCCGGGATCTGGACTGCCTGGCACCGTGATTGGTGCGTTTCCATCAACGATGATTCCGTCCGGAAATGCAATCGTGATCGGTTCGCCGTTGCTATCAACTCCGATATCGGCTTGAAATCCAATCGCCAGAAACCACGCCAGAGCCTGATTTAGACATGTTCGGTTGATTTCATTCGGGGACTGATAATAGAGTCCACCGTTTGAACCCCACCATTCATCGCCAGTTGCAACTTCTTTTAGCCGGATTGACGCCTCTGAGAGATTGCCTGACAAGCAGTCGGCGAAGGTTTGGCGATTGGCTGGCAGGACGGCGAAATAGATGCGAAGGGGGATTTGAGTCATGGTGTCCCCCACTTGGCTGACAGATAAGATTTGACGCTGGCGAGTTGAGTTGCATTTAGACCGCTAAGATAAACGAGCGTCTCGGCGATAGATCCACCGATAAAAGTAGCAGATGCGCCTTCTGCCCATCCTACGGATGCGTTGACCGTTGGATTACCAGGCCTGACAGTAGACACCTGCGTTGAACCCACTTGAACGCCGTCGACGTAAATTAAGTGATTATTACCGCTTCGAGCGACTGTGATTTGATAAGTCTGGCCTACCGTTGGAGTCCATGTAACTTTGACGGTAGCAGCAACGATAGTGGCAGCGGACCCGGTGCCAGCGTTGGCTAGGTCAACCCCACCGTTGTAATGCAAACCAATAAATCCGGACCCAACGATGCCGTTGCTTCCGTAACCAATCGTCCACTTCGGTACGACACCTGGCCCGTTGTCATGGCTAATCAGGATGCCACCCGTGACCGACGAGACCTTGTGGATAAAACTAATCGTGAAATTCCCCGAATACACCAAGCCCCAGCCAATCGTATTCGACACTGCAAAAAATTGCGTTGCCCCGTTAAAACTCATCGCCCCCAGCCCATTAAGTCCGTTGATTGGCGTTCGCCAAGTCGGTCGATTGGTGCCGGTTTGCAATGCGTGCCGATTATTGCCGCTCAAATCTCTCCAGCCGCCGATTGGCCCATTGTCGGTTGTGGCTGCCGTGGTCAGTGCGTTGTCGGTGTACAGCGTGTCGCTGCGGCTGGCGTCGAGCCAGAGGGCTGCGCCGGTGACTGGGAGTGTCCCATAAGATCCTAGATTGTATCTCGCGATGGCGTAATTTTCGACCTGTGTGATTTCCGCATCCGACAAGGCCCGATTGTACACCAGAATCTCCGAGATATCGCAATCGGAATCGTGTCCGGTATTTTGCATCCCTTTTCCAGCGACGCAGTAGCCTTGATTACCAGATACCGAAAATGCTGCGTTAATTAAGGTTGTCTGTTCTCGTCTGAAGGTTATCGTTCCGCTGTTTTGTCGCCAGACTATTGTTATTGGCTTGGAAACAGGCTGTTCGCCATAGAACGACGAAGCACTTGCCCAGCCGTGGATACCTCGCGTTGAAATCGCTTTTGGCAAGTAATAAGGCCACGTGTTGGAGTTGTAACTTGCAATCGGAGCGTCATCGGTGGCGAATAGATTGTCGCCGTAAGTTACATCGCCGGTGGCATTTGTTTTAGCAATGACAAACACGGTTCGATTGGCCGATCCAAACACGCTCGAAAGCGATGTGGAAGCCAGTACCTTGCCGGATGAAAACCTGACCACTGGCTGGCCGTTGAAGTCGTAAGATGACGCGATGTAGATCGGTTGCCGGCCTGCTGTCGATTGAACCATGTTGACACCAGATACGGCATCGGTCCAAGATGTCACGAAACTGCCAGACAGCCCCGAGGCTGCACCTGAAGCCGAATAGCGATGCGTTAATCCAGAGATCGAGGCTGGATCAAAGACGACTGCACCAGACTGTTGAAATGCGAACGGCATTAACATTAGGCAAAGCCCTTCAGGGCCGTGCCAAACAAGGTTGTGCCATCATAAATCAGCGACACGATATCAATCGCATTAGCCGCCGTCGAAAGCACCGGAGCAGCACCCGCCGACCACTTGATCGTGGGCCATGTCATCAGCCTTGATCCGGTTGCATCTTGTTTGACTATCAGATTATATGTCCCACCCGCTGTCAGTCCTGATATCGTTAGAGAGCATGCACCGGTGAGCGTGATCGTTGCAACTTTGAGGTAATCCGCAGCCCATGTGACGCTTGCTGCGTAGGTCAGGGTGGTACTTGAAACACCCAAACGAGCGTTTGCAAGCGTGCCGCTGTTGAGTTGTTCGGCTGCAATTGACTTGTTTGTCAGCGTCTGCGTACCCGTCAGCGTGGCAACAACCGCCGAATCAATTGCAATTGACGGGGTGGTCGTGCCTGTGACCGTGATCCCCGTCCCGCCCGTCACCGATGTGACCCCACCACCGCCGCCTGAGACGGCCACCGTGCTAGCCGACGTGATCCGACCTTGTGCGTCCACCGTGATGACTGGCACTAACGTGGACGATCCGTAAACACCAGCCGTTACAGCCGTGTTTGCAAGCGACAGCGTGCGACTTAACGCCAGCGAGCCGCCGCCCGTCAATCCTGTGCCGTTTGAGATCGTTGTAGATTGGAGAGCGTAAGTCGTTGCCGCTGTGCTGATCGTCAGATAGGTTGATGCTGCCGTGGTAGCAAGTAGACCGTCGGTGATATTATAACCGCCCAAAGTGCTTGGTTTGCCCGTGATATTGGCAAAGCTGAAATTGGCCGATGGCAGGTAAGTTGTCGCTGCATTAGCGGTCGTCAGATAGACACCCAGATTAGGCGTGCCAGTCAGGTCGCTATAAAGTCCACTGGTAGCCACGGTTGCAAATGTTGGTTTGCTGGTGATATTCGCCCAGGGCAAATTCGCCGTGCCGTTAGCCGAAAGCACGCCGTTGCCGGTGACTGATAGCCCGGTTCCGACGATCACGCCGCCGATCGTGGTGGTCGTCGCGGGCGTGGACACACCACCGAGCGTGGTAAAGCTATTTGACGCCCGTATCACGAGCGTGTTGCCAGCCGATTTGCGGATGATAATTGATTGTGCCATGTCAGTCCGTTACCCCCGGCAAGACCACGGCACCGCCCTGAAATTCACGGTCAATCAAGCCTGTGGGCGATATCAATTTTAGGTCGTACAGGTAGTTTCCAGCCGTCAGATTGGCGGTGAATGCAGCGGCCATCGTAGCCGTTGCCAGTCCACCGACCAGAGATGTGATCGAAATGCCGCCGGATGGGGTTGTCAGATTGGCGACAAGAGTTCCGTTGTTTGCGGTGTAATCGGTCTTGATCTTCATTTTCAGCGAGCATCCGGTCAGGTTCGTGGCCGTGCCGTTCGCCTCCTGAAATATCAAATACAAATTCCAGTCAGCACCCTGTTCGATGTCAACGATCTGATATGATCCTGCGGCCATGATTCACACCATTTCCATCAAGAGTGCCAGACGTTGCGCCTCAATCACGCCCACCTCGTGCGACTTCTTTTCCGGTACGTCTTCCACTTCTTCTTCAGCCTCTTCGGTCGCATCCATCGGTGACTGACTGACCAGATTCAGGAGGTTTTCAATCTCTTCCGTGACACTCGCCAAGACCTCCAACATCGCCTTTAGTTTCAACTCGTTTTTACCAGACAACACGCGACCGGCTTTCAGGTCGGTCCCGACCATCTGGCGTGCCGACTGTAGGGCACGATTGACAAAGTTCTTGAATGCTGGTGGGCAAGCGTCCCAGCTTTTAAATGCCATAATTCTGGCGTTGCTATTGGCGGGAACTGTCACGGGCGAAACCTCCAGTAAATTAGCCTTTTCGATCAATCGAATTGTCTTGGCGTTCTTTAGCCGTCTCAAGTCGGCCTCGTCAGGAGCGTATCCAGCCTTGTCCCAGATCGCTTTCAACTCGGTCGGTGTAACATTGGACACCTTAAGCGGTTCCATGCCCACAGAGAGCATCTTGATGACGCCGTCACTGATCAGCGTCCGCATCTCTTTCGCAGCTGCGATGTCGCTGAATTTCGCTTTGACAAATAGCCCTTTGGAATCCTCCCAAGCGTCTGTATATTTACCCAATGGTGCTGACCAATTGTGCATTGATCCGCCAATGAAGTTGTCAGACAAGAACGTTTTCAGGCAGTCCTGATAACACCCTGGCATAACCACATCACCAGCCCGGTCAAGGCTGTAAAAGGTGCTGGCGTAGCCTTCAAAACCGCCTTGACTGGCCTTGACGGTGATCTCGGTAGTTTTGAGCATGGCGGCGGCCTCAGTGGGGTAAGTAATCAATTACGGTTCAAGTGTATCACTAATCGGCGATCGTGTCATCCCATTTAGTCGGTTGCTCGTCGTCGATCACTGCCGACACGCTACAGCGGCAGCCGGGGTGCAGTGGAGGACACTGGATGGTGGCGTAATAATCCTCGGACGCTTGCCCCGTTGCAAACGGTTGACCCTTTTTGACGAGTCTTGGACGCCCGTTGATGGTCCCGACCCGGTGGCACTGTTCGCAGGCGTCTGAGGACAACATCCAGCGATATCCGGCCACCGTGTCCATGTCCTCGGTTCCAGCCAGAAAGCCATAATTCTGGCCACGCGATGATTCGGTGATGGCAATCCGGCGAGCTTTCCAGCGTGCCATTTCGCCGAAATATTTGGCCAGGCGATCGGTCTTGTCTTTGAGGGTATCGCCTGCCTTTTGACCTTCGA